CGTTCCCATCCCCCAGAGCGGGATTGCTCAACGTCAGCGGACTAACCGACAAGTTGCCGCGCGCCCCAATTCTGGCAACGAATGACGCGCTTGGAGCATCGACGCCCAGCGCGCCCATGTCCGCGACATTGTAACCAGCAAACAGATCAGCCGATCCGGTGGATTTTGCCGCAAAAACAAACCCGACACGCGAGCGCCCGAGGGTTGGCCCGTAAACATCCACGCTGTACGACCCGGACACGCCACCATCGCCGGTCAGAACGGTGAGGTCTCCCGCCGCCGATCCTTGGTCCGGGTGTGTGCGAAAACTCTTGACGCTTTGCGTGACGGAAATGCTGGTCAGATTGGTGGTGTCAGAAGATGGCGCGGCGGCACCCAAGCTTCCGTCTGAAACATTGTCCAAGAAGAAGGACCGATAAAAGTCATCGCCGCCATCAAAGGCTTTGACCAGAAAGTAACTCGATCCGCCCGCCGCCGTGCGATACAAAAGCCGCTGGCTGGTCCCACGACGGGGTTGCGGCACCGTCACCATGATTTTCTTGCTTGTGACGGTAATCGGGGCAGAAACTGGCGACAGCGGCGAAACGCCAGCACCATCCCCTTCGGCATAGGCATAGCGATAAGTGCCCGTTAGCGCGCCAGCACCGCCATCAGCGAGGGTGCAAGTGTCAACCGGGGCGCCAATCGGACGCCCCTCTCCGATTTCCGGCGTACCCGTCGCCACCAAATCATCAATGGTGTCCTCGTCGTCAAACAGGACGAGCGCGCCAGCCGTGACCTTATACATGATGGTCTTATTGCTGCGGCTTTCGTCCACCATGACGCGGACCAGCGTGTCGGCGGCGATGCCCGAAAGCGCGGCCGTTGCCGCCGCCTTGGTCTCAAAGGTGCGCGATGCGCTGGCAACGGCGGCGGTTGCAGCAGCAGCGGCGGTCTCGGCGGCGGTCTCAGCGGCTTGGGCCTGCGCCGCTGAAGTGGCCGCGAGCCCTGCAAAAAGATCAGAGCCGCCGACGTTTACCGTGACAGCGTTGTTTACGACGGAAATCTGGGCAAGAGACATTAGACGGTCACTCCTTCAGCGATGGTGAACGTGCCCTCAAGCCAGCGCGTCTTGGGCACACCGCCGCCTGTGATGATCAGGTCGTAGAACAGCACCACATCGCTCCCGGCCTTTTGGCCATTGCTGGAAGCCGGCAGCAGGGTGTCGATGGTGGATTCGTCGATCTGAATCTTGAGCGTGGAAACGCTGACGCCGCCCTCGGTCGTGACCACAACCGACAAGCCTTGCGTCCCGGCCGTCTGGTTGGTCAGGCTGATCAGCGCCGAGCCGGCCGTCCCAGGCAACAGGCGAACCTGCATCGCAAAAGTTCCGCCGGTGAAATCCAGCCCGACAAACCGGATGTCGTCCAGAAAGGGCGTATTCCGATAGACGACAATATCAAGGGCTCCAGGCGTCATTGGTCGGCCCCTCGCGTGGCGTGTTTCATGGCGGATAGTCTCGCTTGTGCTGCGCCCTATTCGGGCGGGGCGACCTCTTGAAGGGTCAGGTCTGCGAACTGCGCCGGGGTCGTGCCGCCGGCGATGGTTACGATGGCCGCGCTTGCGACCTTCAGGATGGAATCGTCAACAAACGCGCCCTGGTCGTCGGTCATGGCGAACACGGTCTGACCCGCGCCGGCATAGAGAAGCGCGGAGGCCTCGCTGCTGGCGCTGATTGTCGAAAGGATCGCGCCGGTCGCATCGTCCACCAGCAGGAACCGGCTCACGCCTTGAACTCCCGCGCGCTGACATAGCGGGTGTCGATGTCCATCGAGACGAAGTTGCTGGTCCGATCAGAACTGACCCGAAGGACATAGGCGTTAGATCCGGCAGGAGCCGCGTCAAGCAACCTCACCACGACAGGCCAGAAAACCCAGCCGTCGCCGTTGATGGCGATGCATTTGACATCCGAACTGTAAATGGTCGTGGCAACCACAGAGCCGACCGGCGGCGTGTTGGTGCGGACGAGTTCAACCGTCAACGTCCAGTCGTCATCGCCGTGACGGGCAAAGATGCTAAACCCGGCATCGACGGCAACATCAGCGCCCCCAGTCACCACAATCGCCGTCTGGACGCCGACCGGCTGCACACCGCCACCGCCCGAGTGCAGATTGGTCAGCGAGGTCGTGCCGGCCGTGAACGCATAGCCCGGCGTGGTCACCGCGTTGGCTTCAATCTGCGGCGTGTCCACCTTGTCGAGAAGGGCCAGGTCGCCCGCGATACCCCCGCCGCTTCCGGCGACCCCGTAGATCGCATCATCAGCCGGCCACGGCCCCGGATAGGGCGTGTCTGGCACGGCCGAGGCTGGGGCCGTTCCGGTTTCCGCCATAGCCGCCGCGTGTTTTGCGTCCGTCTCTTGGCGGAAGGTCACCCGCACCGCGCCCGTCATCGGGTCGTAGGATCGGCGCAGGCACTTGACCTTGATGCCGCTCAACAGGAAGCCCGGCTCCGTGAAGGTAAAGCAGTCGCCCGGTTCAATCCGCCTCATGTGGGGCTTGAAGGTAACCGTTCCTGAGATGGCCTCGCGCGCATTGGCTATGTCGTAATAGGCAAGCTGTGCGGCCTGATCAGCGTCCGGCACATAGGGATAGTCCAGCCCGCGCGAACGCTTGCCGCCGTCCTCCGTAACCCAGGCCGCCTTGGAAACCGGCGCGGCCTGCGTCATCTCCCAGCGATGGGCCGCACTGTAATAGCGCGGCAGGACCGTGTTGATCCGTTCCAGCCGCGACTGGCCCAGGGCGACCTCAACCGGACCCGAGGTATCGGCGGCGGTCACGTTCAGGACTGAGGCCTGTTCTTCGCCGAATGCGACGCAACTGATCTTCCCAGCCTTGCGGGCCGGTTCCGCGCCGGCCGCCTGAAGCATATTGGTCAGGACCGCGAACTTGTCGTCCTTGGTCGAAGGATAGGCCGCCACGGTCCAGCTATTTGCGTCGGCAATGTTGGCGGCGTTGACGAAGGCGGGAACGTCGATGCCGTCCAGCGACGAACCAATCCCGCCGACCAGAGAGCAGGCGTAAGGGACGCCGTACGATCCGCCGCCGGCACCTTCCCACATACCGATGGCCCAGTTGAGCGCGGCAATGGCCGGGTTGGTGATCCAGACCCATGTTGAAGGCGTCAGCAGGCGGCACGAACCAGAACCGCCGGGATATGTGCTGTCTAGGCGCGGGTCGTATCCATACTTGCCCTCGATGACGTGCAGCGGCTTCGGAACACCGCCCTTGAACTCCGTCATCTTGGAGTTTTCAAACAGCGTCCACATCACACAGGCGCGGCCCGACATATCGTGTGCCGAAGTCCAGCCTGGGGCGGTCACCGAAAGCTCAAGGCCGGTCGGGCTGGTCAGGTTCGTTTGGGGCTGCGTCCCGACCTTGCGCTGACACCACATGGCGCCCGCGTGGTCGCCGGACGTTGCAACATCGTTCGCGCCGAACGTCGTGACCTCATCGTCAGCCGCAAACGAAACGAAGGACTTGATCGGGCCGGCACCCGAAAGGGTGGAGACAAGAGCCTGATAGCGGTTGGTCGCGCCAAAGCTCTTGCGGTAGGCCAGAACCCCGCCGACCCCAACGGTTCCGAAGGCGAAAGGAATCCCTGCGTCGATGTCGAGGCGAAAAGCCGTCGAACTGCCCTCGGCCCTTTGCTTCGGCGTCAACATCTTGGTGGCGGCGGCCGTAGCAGCAGCGGCGACGACCTGAGTGCCGACCGACACAATCGTTGACGCGATAGCCGTGGCAGCGGCAGCGGAAGCGGCGGTCGTAGAGCCTCCGACGATCAAACTGGCAATGGCGGCCGTTGCCCATGCCGCGACTTGGGGCATCCTAAACCCTCCAGGCCGCGACAAACGCGGACGGGATCTGCACCTGGGCTATCCCGTCCAGAAATCCGAACACGCGACCGTTTCCGACCGCGACAGTCAGGGCACAACCCCACGGGCCGTCGCATGGCATCCCGACAAGATCGCCAGTCCTTGCGGAGGCGGGCGCGATGCGCTCCAGGCCGAGCGTGTCAACGGCCTCGACCACATCCTTGCAGCCCGTCCGCTTCAGGGCTCGCACGGCCCCGGCCTCGGTCTTGTATTTCAAGCCCTTCATGATCGGGACCGGGACGCCGTACTGGTGGAGAAGGTGCGCGGCGAGGGTGGCACAATCGCGCTTGCCCGGTTCGTATGCCTTGCCGCTGAAGCGGTCGATGCACGACTGAGCGGCTTGGGCAGGGGGCATTTTCACCGGCTCACTCCCCTTGTGCCAGATCCGCCGGAGCCGCCAGAAACGATGGAGCCGCGCGGATCATCTGCCCGCCAGAACACTGTCTGTTCCAACTCGGTCACCTTGTCGTAACCCAGCTCGCCGGGCCAAACTGACTTGTGAAAACTGTCTGTCAGGCGCTGTTCGTCGTTCGGCTCCAGCATCCGGGCCTCTTCGGTGATGCAGTCGAAAATCAGCGTCTGCCCCCGTCCAACAGCAAGGCGCGGCTGATCAAGTTCGCCCCGGAAGATCAGTTCTGGTTCACCGATCAGCAGGCCGGTCGCGGGATTGACCGCACCAACATGGATGGTGACGCGCGACCCCTGCCGTGCCGGGTCAATCCACAACGCCATGGCCGTGCCGTCGCAAAGGATGGTCAGGTCGCAGACCGTGGCCTGCCCGTCCGCGCCATCCTCCACGGCTCCAATCGCCCCCAGAGCGCCGTAGGTGGCATCTTCTGCAGAATAGGTGTTCGCACCCCAGACAACAAAGCCCGAGCCCCCAGTGTCCAGCCACCGCACTGTGGCACCCGACAGAGTGACGGTGACCAGATGAACAATCGTCGGAGCGGCGCCCTGAAGCGCAGTGATCAGCGCGGCGTCCACTAGCCGCGCTCCTCAATCGTAAACGACAGCGCCACATGGCCCGCCGTGTTTGTGGCCCATGCATCGTCCGGCACGGTGACGAAGCCCTCGATCCGGGGCGCTGCAATCTGGACCGGGCTATTGTCTGCCGGGGACGCGCGAAGCATCGTGGTCAGAACCACACTCACCGCACCGCCGGCAGACGCGGCCACTTCAGTCTTGACGCGGTAGGCATAGAGCCGGCCGCCGGTCGAGACGCTGATCCACTGGTTCTTGCGGAGAACGTAATACGGGGTCAGGCCGTCCAGAATAAGGGTCGTGCCCGACTGCCCCGCACCGTTGACCAAAGGTGTGCCCGGCGCTCCGGTGTTAAGCCCCGGCTGGACGATTTGCATCGTCACCGTGTCCGTTTCGTCGTTAATATCAGACCAGTCTTGCGCTTGTGCGTAGGTCATGACCGGCAGCGTGACATCTATCGCAAACCGCGACCCGACCCGGTTCAGCCGTTGAACGTCACCGCCGAACGCAGGACGCAGTTCGGCGCGGCCGGTCACAAGCCGAGGCGTCATAGATGCGGGAAATGGCGTGTCGGGAAGGGCGATGGCCATTAACGCGCTCCACCCAGATTGAACCGCGCCCGGCGGGCAGCGTCGGCCGGAACCTGACTTCGCGCTGCGCTGAAGGACTGGAGGCTGGCACGACCCGCTATCGGTGCGGCCACCTTCTCGACCCGGACATCAAAATAGGGCGACGGCACGACATGAACCGCCATGCCCCCGCCCGCGTCCTGACCCGGCCGGCGGATGTCCACCATCTCGCCCGGCGTGGCCCGGAACTGCATCAGCTGGCTGTCCGCCCCGCCCGACCCGCCGACCCGGAACGAGCCGCCGGTCTTGAAGCCGGGCAGCTTGCTCAGGATGTCAGCGCCGATCTTGGCGTATTTGCCGACATTGCCGCCTTGCTGGCTGAAGATGTCGAGGACCGTGCCCAGCGCACCCTTCCAGTCCTTGCTGGAGATGGACTTGAACAGGTCGCCGATCTGGCCACCGATTCGATCCGTCATACCCTCGAACGCGGTTGCCGTTTCATCGACGGCGGCCAGCGCCGGATCGACCATGGCATCTTGAAGCCGGGGCCCCATCCAGTCGGCAATCTCGATCACCAGATCGGGAATGTAGGAGTTGCCGACGACGGCATCATACAGGTTGAAGAAGGCGTCCTTGACCGCCGTGATCTTCTCGATGATCCCGCGAACCACGGCCGTGAACCGATCCAGCAGCCACTGCTTGACACCCTCATAGGTCTGGCGCACCCACTCCACCACCTCGGGGAACAAGGTCTGGAAGGCGTTGGCGATGCCCCGCACCGCAGCCATCACCGCCGCCCCGAGATAGCCCCACATGGCGCTGAAATCGCCGCGCAGCAGCGCGCCGAGGGCTCGCATGATGTTGGTGATGACATTGATCGCGCCGGTAATCAGATCGACGGCACCGCCGAAGATGCGCGCGATGACCTCGCCGAAGATCTTGATTGTTTCGGCCGCACTACCGGGCGAACCGTCGCCCAGGATAGCCGTGAACACCTCACCGACCGCAGCGACTGCGCCCTTGATGGCCTCCCACAGGGGAGCGATCTTGGGGCCGAGGTTTTCCTGCAGCGACGCGGCAAAACTCTGAAGGATCGGAATGATGTCGTCGCGAAAGACATAGAAGGCCACGCCGACGGCCGCGACCGCAGCAGCCACAGCAAGAAAAGGCGCACCGATGGCGCCCACGATAGGCAGCAGCACGCCCAGCGAGGCAACCAGCGCACCGCCGGCAATCAGCAGAGGCCCAAGGGCCGCGGCGACCAGGCCGGCCACCACGACAAACTGTTGCATCGGCGGCGACAGGTTGCCGAACCGCTCGGTCAGGCCCGAAAACGCCACCGCGATCCGGTCGACAAACGGCAGCAGAATCGTCCCGATGTCGCCCGCCATGGCCGCAAGGGACAGCCGCATTCGCTCCATGGGGTTGGCAGCGTTTCGCGCCGCCTCAGCCGAGCCGCCGAACTGGCGCTCCAGCTCGGCCAGCATGATGGCCTGGGCACCAGCCGTGTCGCCGACGCCCTGCATGGCCTTGATCTGGGCCTGCTGTTCCTCGGTGAACTGAATGCCCACCCGGCGGAGAGCCGCCAGTCCCATGACAGGATCGTTCAGCGCCTTGCCGACCATGATGGCCGACGATTGAAGATCCGTTCCGAGACGGGCCGACAGATCGACCGCCGCCTGTTGGGCCCGGTCGAAGGATTCCCCGGCAATATTGCCGAAGGTCAGCAGGTTCGCGGTCACGCTTCGCAGGATCTGATCGTCCTCGAACAGGCTGGTTCCCGCCAGCGCATCCGCTTGGGTTTTCAGTTGCTCGAGCGACCGGCCCCCCACGTCGCCCATCGAGGTCAGGGCGGCGTTCACCTGTCCGAGCGCGTCCCGCATCTCTGACGCTTCGGTCACAGCCATGGCGCCGAGGCCCACCAGAGGGGCCGTGATGGCAGCCGTCAGCCCGGTGCCGACCGCCGCCATTCCGGTGCCGATAGACTGCAGGCGCTGGCCCGCCGTGCGGAGCGTTTTTTGCGCCGCGTTCAGCCCGTCCGTGAACTGGGCACTGTCCAGCCCAAGGGTTACACGCAGGGCACCGATGACAGCCTGAGACATGCTTTACCCTCTCGCTGCCCACGCCGCGAAGATCGCTTCCATTTCCGAAACGGTCTGCCGCTTGGCCGCTCGCTTAACGCCCATCAGGCTTTCGAGCGTCGGGAATTTCTCGAGGCGCGGCAGCGCGGCGACGTGCCAGGCCAACCATGCCCGCCCCTGTTGTTCGCGCTCGATCAGGCGCGCGGACGCAGAGGTGACAACCGAAAACAGCCGGGGCGTCTGATGCCAGAAGGCGTCAGGATCGCGCCCGGCTTCACACCAGAGACCTAATGCCCGTTCCCAGCACCAGCTTGCGCCGGCGCTTTCCGAGGGCGGCCCGATTCCTCGCCTCCCTTGGCCGTAGAGAAGGAGGCCTCGAACGACTGGCGGACCAGGTCAGCCGCTTGCTCAACACCGAGCGCCTGGATGATGTCCCCGGCGTCACGCAGCGTGATGTCCTTGTGCCGGGCCTGAAGCCCTGCATGAAACACCGCCCGGATGACCGACGGCGTCTTGATCTCCGCCGTGCCGTCCATCAGGCCCGGCAGATCGGCCTCCAGATCGCACAGGGCGTTAAAGTCCAGCAGGAGGATGAAATCTCCGGCGAGGTCGTAAGCCTCGATCGAGAATGCGACCTCGCCCTTGATGCGGTTCGCCATGCGTTAGACCGCCGCGTAGACGGGCTTGCCGGTGACCTTGATGGTCAGGGACATGGCCACCTTGTCGTCAATGACCACGTCATCGAAGGCGAAGGCGGTCGGGATGCCCGAGAAGGTGAAGGTCGAGGATCCGGGGAAGGTCACGCGGAACGTCTCGACACCGGCGAGGACCAGCGTCTGCAGCAGGGTGGCGCTGGCCTCGACGTAGTTCAGGTTCACCGTGACCTCGCCGCCGTCCTTCAGGCTGGCGATGTATTCGCGGAAGCCGTCGTCCGAACCCATGTGGGTCGTCTCGACCGTCTCGACATTGATCGAGGGCGGGGTGACCGACAGCACCTCGGCCAGCGAGGTGTAGGTCGAGGGATCGGTCGAGAGGTAGGCGAAGACAGCGCCGAACCCGTTGACAGCGGCAGAAGCGGCCATGTGTGTTTCTCCTTCAGGAGGCTGAGGCGTGGTGGACCATCAGGTCCAGGGAGGTGCGGAAAAGCGGGGTGGTCTCGTCGGTGGAATCGTCTCGCTCGGAGTCGATCAGGATCACGTCAAAGCGCACCGCGCCCTGGGTGAAGGTTTGCGCCGTGACGGCGGTCTCAACAGCCCGGGCGGCGGCCTTCGCCGACCCATAGGTCTCGCCCCAGCAATCGACCTGCACCCGGCTGACAACGAGGCCCGAGGCCCCGGCATGATGAACATCCGGCAGCCCCGAAACGCGGTGCAGCACAATGGCCGGCAGCGCCGCGCCCTGCGGGCGGCGGCTCCAGTTGATGCGGGTCGAGACCAGCGCGGTGACGCCGGCCGTGGCCAGCAGTTTTGCGATCAGGGCGGCTTCCATGTCCTACCCCTTCGCAGCCAGTCGGGCAGCCTTCTTGGCCTGCCTTGCGGCAGCCTTGTCGATCTCGGCAGACAAATCCTCGGCGATGCCGTCCAGCAGTTCGGTCTTTCCGCCATCCCACGCAGGCCGCATAAACGGCTGGGGCGAGTGGTTTTTGGTGCCAAATTCCTGAAGCGAGCCCTGGGGCGGTGCTTTCTTGCCCCCAGACCCACCCGGACCCATGTAAGCCTCGGCCTCGCTCTTGCTGCGCCTGTTCAGCCGCTTGGCGTATCCGGCCAGGTTGGTGGAGACCGCAATGCTCTCCCGAAGGTCTTGATCTTCAGCCGGCGCCAGCCGCCGAGCCTCTTCAGCCATCGGCTCCAGCCGGGCCAGCGCCACCCGGCGCAATACGTTTCGCCCGGTTGCCTTGCCGAGCTGGCCCAGCGCGGTATCCAGCTCGCGCAGACCGGCAACCGAGACCGTGACGCCCCTAGCCATCAGCCCGGACAGTCGCAGTGATCTCCAGACCCTCGCGCCGGCCGATCTCCTTGACGTGCAGGATCTGCCACGCCGCGCCGTCAAAGGTCAGTCGGTCCTTCGGGCTCAAGTCCGCGACCGCTGCCGAGTGCCGGATGACAAACCGCGCCGAAGCCGTTGCCGCTGTCTCGGCCGCCCGGAACCGCTCGCCGTCGCTGATCGGCTCATAGGACGCCCAGCGTGTTGCCAGAGCGCCCCAGGCTTTGACCGGCTCGTTGAACGGATCGACAGTCTCGGTGAACCGCTCAAGCGTGATCCGGCGGTCCATTTTGCCCGCCGCGAGCGCCATGATTTAGAGCGCCACGCCAGAGGGCTGGATGTTGACGGCAAGAACCGAAGTGCTTTTTGCGATGCCGACGATGCACGAATATTCGCCCGTGCCGATGTCGGGCAGGGGGCACAAACCGCCCGGCGTGTCGGACAGAAAGTAGGGGATGCCCGCCGTCATCGTTCCGCCGATGGTGATGTCGCCGCCCTTCTGGACGGATAGCGGTTGGCCGTTCGAGGCACCGTTCAGCGCAATGCCGTTCGGGACACGAAGCGCCGCCGCGCCATTGGCGTCGGCCAGCTTGTATTTCATGTCCGAGGTGTCGAGATAGACCAGCTGACCGGCAGTGACAGTCGCGCCGGCGGTGCCGGATTCGCGAACTGCGTCAGATCCCGCGACCACATTGGCGGCGGTGATTGAGATGTCGGCCATGCGGCGCTCCTTCGGTTAGGTTTTGAGTTCAGACCCCGACGCGCCGATAGGGGCGGATCAGGGCGTCAACGGCCATCGGCATGTCATACATCTGGCCAGGGGCGACCGCCTCGCGGTTGGCATACCAGTGGCCGACCATCAGCAAGATCGCGTGTTTGATCGGCGCGGGAACCGCACTGTCGGCAACGCCGGCAACATAGGTCACCGAGATCGCATCCTGGCGGGAATAGACAGACGGGAAGGTCTGGTCCGGCTTTAGCGCCAGATATGCCCCGAACTCGTCTGAGAACAGTCCGTAGACCGTGCCGGCCAGCGTCTGGACGGCATTGTCGGCGTCGAAATAGGTAACGCTGGTGATCGACGCGACCGGCCCAAGCGCTAACCGAAGCGGGTCAGAGAACGACTCCAGATCCTGCCGCCAAGTCTGGGTGACCAGCGCCCGCCCGAGGACGCCCGCATAGCCGTCCAGATACGCAGTCGCCGCCGAGATCAGCAGGGTGATCAGCGTGTCGTCGTCGGTATGATCGACGCGGCATTGTGATTTCGCTTCCGTCAGCGTGACGGGGTTCGTCGCTGGGGCGGTAGTGCGGACCGGGGACAGCATCAGAAATCCCTCGCCGCGGTGATAATGCGCTCCAGCACCGACCGGGCGTCACATTGAACCGTCTGGCCGTTCGTCAAGTCGAACGAGAACACGCCGAAATCGTCCAGCGACACGG